TGTATATTTTGGGTCTGATTTCAAAATTTCATAAAGCAAAACACTGATATCCTTATTTGAATTCAAATTGATTTCATGCCCAGTAATATTATGAAATTTCCTACTTTCATTTGAAGACATCAATTCATCCTCTATTTTTTTAATTCTTTCTATAAGGATAGATTCCTGTTCTTCAAAGTGTTTTTCATCCATACAAACTCCATGCTGCTGCATATCTGCAAGTACAAGATTTCCTTCATGGAATAATTTATATGGATTCATAAGGTCTTGTTGGATGAGTTGTTTCTTTTGTATGGCAGAAAGCATTGCACCGTATCCCGAGTCCTTCGCACAATATTCCAATAATTCCATCAAAGGAATTTGCTCGACTTTATTGAATTCATTTGATCCATCTGCACTCAAGAAGCTGGATACATGTCGATCATAAGGACGAATGCCAAAATTCAGATAGGTTTGCATTTTCAATCCAGCAATACCTTGTCTGTTATCCAGAATATGTGCTGCAATCATCGTATCAAATCGCCAATTTTGTGGCTGAACACCAATGATGTTTCTTGTCCATATATCTTCAAATTGGAAATTATGTGCTTCCAATGGGCAAACATAAAATATTCTTGCAAGAAGTTTTCGAATTTGTTCTTGTTCATCCAACGAGAAAATACCTCGATATTGGAAAGGAAAAGCAAAGGTTTCGTTATTTACAGACATTGAAACGCAAACAATTTTATGTCCATTTTTGAACGGTTTTAGTCCAGTAGTTTCATAGTCGAAATAAACTGTTTTTTTCTCCTGTGCAATTTTTTTCAATTTTTGGATAATAGTTGGAAAATCTGTGATCAAATCATATTTCAAATTATATGTTGGAAATTCTCTTTTTTTCTTTATCCAACCAATTGCTCTTGACATATCACGTTCATAAACACATTTCAGGTTCTGATCATATTCATTTCGCATGATATAACTTGGATGAAAAACAGGAAGTATCCAACATTTATATTTTTGATCAGGAATGATTTTTCCATGAAGTACAGTTATAGGAGTTTTTTCAAAATCTCCAAGGAAAACAGATTCAAGAGCAATTCCTCCAACTACAAGGATATATTTTGGTTCTAATTGTTTAATGATGGAATTCAGATAAGGATTACAAAGTTTGATTTCTTTTGATATTGGTGTGCGGGATTTAGATCGAGAAATATTGGGCCAACAATTTACTGCGTTTATCCTCCAAAAATCATTATTGAAGGATAAACCATTATTCCGAATTTGTTCTTGAAGAACTTGGCCTGATTCTCCAACAAACTGTTCTCCTTCATCATCTTCAGTCTTTCCAGGTGCTTCTCCAATGATGAGGGCTTGTTTATAACCTAATCCAGATGGTTTCATTTTCGGAGTTTTGCATGTCTTATCCAATCCACATTTTGCACAATTTTCCATCATTGGATCAATATCAAACAAGCCCATTTATCCTCCTATCATTCGTTGATTGTGTTGATCAAAATAACTTTGGTAGTTTGGTCTGTTTTTGTTCTTAGGAAGGTTTTATCTGATAAATCTACAAACTCTGCTGTTGATCCTGAAATCTCATCAAGATGTTTCAATAGAATTCTAAAGGATAAATTTACTGAGGACTTTGTTGGAAGAAATGATTCAAGTTCTCCATAGGAGGATGAACCTTTCAATTTAATTCCTTTTTCAGTTATGGATAAATGTATAATTTTTTCATCAATTGTTCCAAGAACAACAGTTTTCATATCCTCTATGAATTGATTCAATTCTGGAATTTCCAAAGAAAATTTTGGTTGTCCATCCAAAAAACATTCATACGGAATTTGCTCTTCATTAAATACTGGAGCAAGGATCAATTGCATGGATGGAATATGATTTTCTGCATAAAGTTTATCCGACACACTAATCGATTTTGGTTGGAATTTTATCAATTTATCCGCCACATCCACCAAAATTTGAAATTTGTTTGGCACAGTTAAATTATGTCGATGTACAATCAATTTTGAATTATCAGATGCAAAAAAGTTTGTTGAATCAAAGAATACGGCACCTAATTGTGCTAAACGGCTTTTTACTGATCCTTCGAAAACCAATTTGAAATTTGCAAGATCAAATTCCTCCAATTCTCCATTGGGATCAAATTTCAACATTTCAACCGGTTCAGTGTTTACCTTTGCAATCTTGAATCTATTGTTCTTGTTGGATAGATATACAAAGGTTTCTTCATCCCTCATTTTGTATTGATCGCCCAAAGCCTTGATTGCATGGGAAAGAATTGGTGTATAGAAACATCCTTTTGGGAATTCTATATCAGCTTGGATATAGATATTCCCATTAGATGCCCAAATCTTCTTTCCATTTGAAAACACAAGATTTCCAGAACTTGTGACTGTGCTTTCAGATAAAACCGAATCAATGGTTTGAAGAATTTGGTTTAACATAATTATCCTTTCTTCACAGCAACATCATAAATTGCACGGAGAGCACGTTGAATTACTGTAATAGTTGATCTATCAATAACCAGATTTTTATCGGTGATCTTCTCTCCTGCAAACATAAGGGCGAGAGCTTGACCGATCTTTTTAGTCAAACCTTTATCCTCATTGTAAAGAGCAAGCAACGACCATACACAACGAAGCTTGCCGATCTCCGATTTACAACGTCCATAGGAGAGATTAAACCCACTATACTTTTGTGCTTCTGTATAAATATCCTTTGCACTCAAAGAAACAGACTCGTTCATTAAAACTTTCAGGATAATGTTGTCATTCAGTTTTGTTTTAGGAAGTTTGTTATTAAGAATGAATTTATCCACATCTCTTAATACTTCCTTTGGAAAGACCAGTTTCGACATTACTCCATCGAGCAAAGGTTTTCTCGGACGTTTACATTCTTTGACGGGCGCATCATTATCTTGATATGCCTTTGTGTTGAACTTTCTCCCACGTTTCTTAGGCTCTTTCGGCACAATAGAGGCTTCTCTTGGTTTTCTCCCACGTTTCTTGGGCTCTTCCTCGACAACCGAAAATCCCTTTGGTTTTCTCCCACGTTTCTTAGGTTCTTCCTTGACAACTGGAACTTTATCCTCTTCTTCAAGATTGGTCTCGTCCTCTTTGTTTTCATCCTCCTCGTCAAGATCGGAATCATCCTCGTCAAGATAATAATCATCATCGTCAAGATCGGAATCATCCTCTTCTTTTTTGTGACCTTTGGTTTTATCCTCTTTTTCAAGATTGGTTTCATCCTCTTCTGTACCATCTTTGTCTTCATCCTCATCCTTATCGTCAAGATCAGAATTATCCTCCTCGTCAAGTTCTTTTTCCAATTCTTTTTCTAATCCAGACGAATCCTCCTCGTCGATTTCATCTGCGTAAAGATCGTTATAGAAATCCACAATTGAGGATGTCAATTGTTCCTGTTCATCCTCACTCAAAGATTCAATCTTGTTGGAAAAATTTTTAATAACGTCCTCCGTTTTTCCAACCACTTTGATTTTGGGTTTTCCGAGTTTGGTCAATATAGAATTGAACTCGCTCATAACTTGCCGCATTTCCTTGACATTGATTTCATTAACCGACTTCATTTGTCCCTTCCTTTCATTTGATTGTTGTAATCAGCCTCTTATTGAGACTTCAATTTGAGTATATCACAGTAATCAACCAGTTTGTCTGGATAACTTTGATATTTTCGTTTAACTGGAGACTTCAGCACCATTCTAAAATCATCAATAATTAACTGATTTATGATGCGTTTATTAAAAGCATACGCATTCTCAAATACAAGTGTGATGATTCCTGAGTATCCATCAACAACGGTTTGATTAGCAAGCTGATACGTTGGTACAATTTGATCCTGATGAACGATTTCAAATATCAATTCGCAATAATACGAATTAAATAGACACATATACTCCCGACCAATAAAATTCTTTTTATTGTGCCATAGGAAATAACCTCCAACTTTATCCGAAATGATTGGTGGATACATAGCATCGCCAAAAATATAAACATCCTTTTTGTATTCCTCAATAAGAGGTTTTAATTCTGAAAACTCTTTTATACGGTTCCAGTTTACTCCAATAACTTTTTGTGTTTTATCTCCGGGCCATACTTCGAGATTTTTCATACATCCTCCACAATTTGCGCTGATAAAAATTTTACATTATCAGATATTTCCTCTCCAATTTCATTTGAATGGAGAACAATTCCTTCTCTTAACACAACATCGAAAAATATTCGTTTTGCATTTTCATCCTCCCCAAACCAAAGATTTTCATCAATTTTTATTTGGTACGAAGTATTGATTATCATTTTCATCCTCCACGTATGAATCCAAATTTGGCTGACCAACACTTAAATTCTGCAGGATATAACAATTCTGTGTTTCGATAAATCGTTTGTGACGATGTTCGATAACAGACATTCTCATTAATCCAACAGCTTTCTCTTCAGGTGTTTGATTTAGAGCAAGCATTACATCGATATGAGCCAATTTACCTATCCATTTGGCTGTATGAGAGACACTGATTTGTTTTGCAGACAAAGAATCCTTGTTTAATTGTGTAGCTGTAATCACTAAAGCATTTCGTTTCGTTGCCATTCGTGCTAAAGCCATCCAGACCTCATCTTCTTTTTGTACTCCAACCAAAGTATTATCGTCGGCTTGTAAAATATCCGCATAATCGATAATAATTACATCTGGAATAAAACTGTTGGAGATTTCCAAATTATCCAGATCAGCTTCAATATCCTTTACAGCAGCAGAAAATCTTGGTTTTGTTTTCAACCAGATGTTCACTTTTCCAATTTTCTGTAAAGCAGCGATTTTTTCATGAACAATTGCTGTGGATAATTTTGGAACATTTATTTCCTCTTTCCAAATAGCAACTTCATAATCTTTTTTGTTCTCCTCAATAGTTCTGCAAATGGAACAAGGTTTATAGTTTTTACCAGTTCTTTCTCCTTTGAATGGATGTTTGTTTACTCTTTGTGGATTCGTACAACAACCATTCTGATTCTTTTTGCAATCAAAGCATGGAAAAATGGCTAAACCAGAATTATCCGATGTTCCAGTTAATCTTTGATAAAGTCTTTTCCTTACATCCACAGCACTCATTTCCAATGAAAAATATGCCACTCTCAAACTGGATAAAGCAGCAATAACAGCAAATTCGTTTAATAGCCAAGATTTTCCTCTTTTGAATGGTCCAGAAATTCCAACAAGCCAGCCTCTATTTAATCCTCCAATAAATTTTCCTAAATCCTTTGTCATCTTTAAAAGAGAATTATCATCCTCGTTTGTACCTACAGAAAGAATTGCGGATTCAGAAAAAATAAAGTCGCTTTCTTCAAAGGTTGGTTTCGTTATTTTATGGAACGACACAATTTCTTGTTCCGCTTTATCCACATCTCCCCTATCAATGTAAATTTTCACATTGTTCATGATGATTTCCAATTCTTTCTTTTTGAAGAAAGAAATCACCTGATCGATCATGTATTCAATGTTAAAACTTCCTGTTTTATAGAGGGATAAAATATCATCGACAACTTTTAGCATTGCATCCAACGAATCATTACCCCGGAATTCTCCAAGAACCATTTCTCGTATATGTTCCATTGGAGGCTCAGAATAAGTTTCATAGAACAATGATGCAAGTTGTACCAATGATTTAATGTAAGGAGTATCAAAATAGTTCATATTCAAAATTGGATAAACTTTTTCTAAAAATTCCTTTGATACAACTAATCCAGCAAGAATCCTTTTTTCAATAGAAGAATCCACCTTGATTCTATTGATTTTCATGATTCATATCTCCTTTTGTAATATTTCACAAATTGTTTGCGAAACTTAAAGTTCACCAAATCTGACGGATACAAACACTCTTCCTTCATATAACGAAGGAGAGCAGATTCCCATGATATTGAAACAATGCTTCGTGTTGTTCCAATATCATTTACAACATTATCCAACGTTTTTAGTGCCATGTTTTGTTGTCGAATTGGAAGAGTTTCCTTAAACTCCACCATCAATTTATCCAACAAACCGGTATTTACAGAATCAATCCTTGGAATTTTTGGTTGCAAATCAAATATTGTCCAATAAGCAAGGAAGCTGAACATCATTGGTGTTTTTGTATAGATGTTCAAAAGAAACGAATTAAGATGCACTTTCAAAATTCGTTTATTGGTTGGATAATAATCTTTGGTCAAAGCAATTTTATGAATTTCAATTGCTTTGAGGATATCATCAATTGTAAAACGTGTATCCACCAAAGGATTATATTCTTCTGGAAGTGGAAGATCATTGAACAAGGTTCCGGATAAAGCCCTTCGTAAATACAACACAGAATCTTCAAAGCTGTTCAATTGCCAAAATTCTTGTGTTTTCGTACTTTTTGGTTTAATCAATCCATCATAATAAGATTCATAGATAATAGAAAATTTGCTCTTCTTTACTTTTTCCCACAGATTTTTTCTGTGGATAAACTCTTTTTGCTTCTTTGATCTTTTTTCTTTTTCGATTCTGTTTTTGAGTCCTTGATTTAGTTTTGTTCTTGTTATCCCCTTTCTCTTTATCAATTTTATAGCCATAAAAAAGCTCCTTTGGATCGATTTTTAGTAATTTAGCCAGGAAATTAGCCTCTATTTCAGTTGGATTCTCCCCAGCAATTAATTGTCTAATTCTGTGTCTATATATATCATTTTTAACGCAAAAATTGTTGATCGAATGATAATTCATCTCAATAATTGTTTTCAAAAACAAATTTCTTCTATTTTTCCCAAAAAGTTTGGTGTAACAATTTAAAAATTTCATAGGGAAAGCTCCTTTTTCAATTCAATAGCCTCTTGTTCAGTCATATCAGCAGGGTCTCTATCCAGATCAAGTTGTATGACCTCCACTCTCGTTAAAAATGATAATTCATTTCCAAGTTTCTTTGCCTGTGCTTGTGCAACAGGTTCTGGATCAAATAAAACAAAAACTCTATCGATCTTGGATAATAGACTCACCTGTCTTTGTGTATATTTAGTACCAGATAAAGAAACTGCACCATCCCCCATTCGAAAAACGTCAAAACATCCTTCCACAACCAAACAAGAATTTCGAACTGTGTCGATATTAAAAACTGTATCTTTTGGAGTGATCACAGTTTCTGTTCTTGATGGATGCAAATATTTTATTTCAGACTTTCCAGAAATATCCCTACTTGTAAACGTGATCATTTTTCTATTTTCAAAGAACGGGATAATTAAACGAGTTTGATATTTTGTAAAATTACCCCCTGTCTTTAATTTATATTTTCGTTCCAATAATTCTGGATCAAAACCACGAGAAGCAAGGTATTCCTTGTGCAAAACACCTAAAGGATTCATTTTTGGAAATTTGTTGGATACTATTTCCTGCTTGTTTTCATAATTCAAAACAGAACCAGAATATTGTTGGATAATAGAAATAGCTTTTTTCCAATCCACATCCTCCAACTCTTGAATCAGTTTAATAATGTTTCCTTTTGTGCCACATTTGAAACAAGAAAAAACTTTGCTTTCAAGATGAATCCCTAAATGATTGGAATGATCATCACAAAATGGGCAACGAATTCCAATCCAACCCTTGGAAAGATTTTTTCCTGTTACCGTATAACTGATTCCAGAAGATTCAAAATATTCGATTATATCCACTGTTTCAAAGTTCATAGCCACTCCTGTTCAAAATAAATGCACAGTCTTTCTCCGGAGTGCATTACAAGATAATAATGACCAGAATCAAAGAAATCATATATCGTCAATGAATCCTTTATTTCTGTTCTTCGTAATCCTCTTCCAATAGACTGGAGAACAGAGATTTCTGATTTTCCTCCACCTGCATTTATTACATTTTGCAGATTTGGAATATCCACTCCTTCTTTCCATACTGTAGTACAGATTACAGCTTTAATCAGACCTAAATTTAGTTCTGATTTTACTCGTTCTCGTATTTCTACTGAGGATGAACCTTGCACAAAAAACAAGGATAAATTCCTTTGTTCTGCCATTCGAACAAGGTTCTCCCCATGCTCAATTTTATTTACAAAAATTAAAACTGTCTCCTCCCTATCAATTATGTCCCGCACAATATCAAGAATTTGTTGATTCCTGCTTTCATTTGCAACTATCCCTTCATAGTAAACCTGAACATAGTCTCTCAGGTCTTTCAAACCAGGCTGAAATTGCGCCTTAACAAGCCGAATACGAGGCTTTGCTATGACCCCCTTACTCATGGCCTCTTCTAAAGGAAGCTCGCCTATAATTGGCCCTAAAAGGCCCTCATAGGCAAATTTAGCATCGTCTTGATTCGGTGGGGTGGATGTAAACCCCAATCTTACCGGTGCAAGCATCTTGGATAAAACAAATGAATACTGTCCTTCCAACGAACTAACTCGATGAGCTTCATCCACAAAAACTGCAAAGAAATAATCAATATAAAAATCCGGTGAAATCTTTGCAAAAGATTGGATAGTTGCAACCACAATCCTTTTATCAAAGTTTTTTATTTTTAATTCATCTGGTGTATCCCCCGTCAGCTTCAAAACAGAATCGGCAGTAAAGAAGGTCTTCAATTGAGAATAAAGCTGTTGGACAATAGATGAATTATGGCAGAGAATGAGGCAATTTGCCTGTCTTCCAAGACTTGCAATCAATCCAAGAATAATAAAAGATTTACCAGTCCCCGTAGTAGCTTTTATTATTCCATGTTTTTTGGTTAATCCTGTTTCGATCAATTCCAATTGATAATCCCGCAGTTCAATTTGTTTCTTGGCAAACATTCGAACTGCTTTCATAACATCAAAGCTGAATTCAATTGGTTCCTCCTCATAAACTTCAAGACCAATCCCCTTTGTTGATAAATATTCTTTTATCCTCGGGATAAATCCGGATAGAATATAAGCGTATTTCCCCCGCTTATATAAAACACATTTTTTGATATAATCTATCCTCTCTTTTCGAAATCTCCCCTGCTTGTAATAAAAAGATTTGTACGATAAGCAAGGTTCAATTATCGACCAATCCCCCATATCTATTTTTGAGGTGGTTGCATCCAACTTTTCTATGGTAATTCTCTTTTTCGATTTCATATCGTCCTCAAGAAATGTCTAATTTCTTTGTTAATGATTCGTAAACGATAATTTGACCAACCTCTTTTCATAAGAAGTTGGACAATTTTGTTCCATGTCAATCCACGAACATCTATGTCCAATAATTCATTTGGGCAATTTATGATGAATTCAATGACTTCTTTGGCCTCTTTGGTTAATTCTTTTTCGAAACTTTCCCTTTTAATAAGCGCCGTTTCTTGATTGAAGGATTGATATTCGTATCCTGTTTCATCAAATTCTGTGAAGGTGTCTGTTCCAAAGAAAATGTTGTAGGCTTCTGCGATGTCTTCGGTTGTGCTTGTACGCATGATTTGTTTCTCCTTATTAATTTTTTGGTTTTATCCGTTGTTTGTCCAACAAAAATTCTCACTGCATCGCCATATTTACAATGGCATTTATATTTCCTACGTCTGGCTAAACAAGCTTCTATATCCAAAAAACACTGATCGTTTATACAAACGATAGTTTTGGATAATATAAAATTATCACATTTCGGTGTGTCTGGTTTTATCTCCCTTTGCTTTATTTTGCATATTTTTTTATGGTAGTGGACACATATTCTGCATATCATCTAATCCTCCTTGTATTTTTGGGGGATACTAAATCGAAACTGTATCCCCCAAATTGATTCATTCTCCCAAATCTTTTCTGGTAAAATTCCCCAGGAATTTATTTTCACCATCCCCATTGGAACCAGAAGTGAGTACGATGTCGAAGCAATCTTCTCCATCGTTGTTGATATATCCAGTGACCCGAACTCCAAAATCCCATCCTCTCACATGAGAGGTGATCGTTTTGTGCCCGCATCGTGTTGCTTCTCCTTTATCTCCTTGTAAATTTCCGTAAAATCTACTCATAATATCCTCCTTTTGAATTTTTGGGTTTTTGGGTTTTGGTTTGTCCAAATCTTGTTTTGAGTATTTATCCAATCTTATTTTATTTTGTTTTGTTGGCGTTTTCCCCTTTCTGTTAGAGTCAGATTCATTTTTGTCGAAAAAATATCAGGCAATTTTACTTTTGTCAACAAAAAATTCATATTTTTCATAACATATTTAAAAAACAAAATGAAATGCTAAATGTGGCCCCTGTGATTTCAAATACTAAATGTGGTTGCTGAGATTGATTTCAAATGCTAAATTTGGTCCCTATGATTTCGAATGCTAAATGTGGCCCCTATGATTTCAAATGCTAAATGTGGTCCCTATAGTTTTCATTTATGGATAATGTTTGTACAGGTATTTTATTTATCTAACCTATCCAACATATCCAACTATCCAACATATCCGATCTATCCAACCTATATATTCGTTGGATAGATCGGATAATTGAATATTTTGGATACCATCCTGTATCCATAGTGGATACAGGATAGTATCAAACAATTAGTGCATTGGTTCCCAATGACCTTCTGCCCAAAGGTAGGAGTGATCCCACACTTCGGGCTCCTCCTCCCTCGGTTCCAGCTTGTATAGCTGGACGTCCTCACCAAATATAAGTCCTTTATTATCCTCCCTGATTTTCATCAGTAAAACATCCTCTTGTCCGACATAAAGCTGTCGGACAAAATTTCCACGGATAAAACGAATTGTCTCGATAATCGTTGTTTCCATCCTCTTCTCCTAAGTTTTGCGCACATCAAGGACGGCCATGAGCGGTGCGCAGGTTTGGCAAACTTGGATATCTCCGTCGTCCAGAGGTTTGCCTTTGATAATCTATTCTAATCCAGTTTCAGGATGTAGGATAAAGATTTTACCCAGGACAATAATCCAATTATTGTCCCTACTATTAATGTTAGGAAGTCCATTTCCTGTCCCTCCTATCCAATGTATTTATCAAATACATCGGCATACTTTTTTAGGACATCTCGATACTGTCCTTTTTGCTTGTTTATGAAGGCAAAAAAGGATGTAATATCGGCTTTCAATCCTATTTTATCTCTTGTAAACTCAATTATTGCTTTTACTATCTCAAAGTACGCCCTTATCCTCTCAATGTTTAAGGATGAGCGAAATATCCTACACTCTACCCTCTTGTTATTCGAGAGATTGAGCGCAAGATACCTTGTGGGAGCATACCTCTTAACCGCAGTTTTGTAGGCATCCCATTTGTCCGAATAGTACTTGGGATTTGCCCACCTTTCCAGTTGCTCCCACTTTCTACAGGATATATCGTGTATAAACCCATTGTGTTCGTATATCCACCTACATGTCCTCCCTAAATGGTGGGATCCTTCCCACCAGTCGTTGGAAAACGACAGGTGGATCCCACACGTAGAGATTTTCTGGTTCCAGGCGGAAGCTCCTCTATCCGAGAGCTCCTCAACCAAATCCTCCAACAACTGGAAACCATATATCCTCCAGTAGTTCCAGGTCATTGGATGACTACATAATTCAACCCCTCCTTCAGAGGACAAGGAACCATCTGACTTCAACCAGAAGTAATAAGAGAACTTGGATGATTTAAACCAGTCAACCAAGTATCTCCTATTATCCTCATCATCCTCGACATCTACCTCAAACTCTAACTCTATCCCGATATACCGTCCCATCGGGTCATTGTCGAGATAGAAGTAATGCATGGGCGGATTGACATGGTACAACCCGTCACTTTCAGGAGTCCTCGCACAATTGGGACAAATATCCCCCTCGTCGAGTAGCAACGTCCCACATTGTGGACAATGGTAATGATCGTCGTCCCGATTAACATATCTCCTGCAGTAATCGCAGAAGAAATATTCATCGGAGCAGGACAAACATAGGACTTCATCATCACACAGATTGTTGGGAGCATCGGTACCCCCTCCAGAAATCCCAATGTCCCAATTACTCTCAATCAATCCCCCACATTCTGCACAATGCAGATGTGTATCATCACTCCTATGATATTCCCCGCATTCAGGACATAAAACAAAATCCTCCTCACAAGCAGAACAAATGACCAGACGATCATTTAATTGAACAGCTACTTCATCTTCCCAAACATCGTTGTGACATCCAATACAACGAAATGTCTCTTCTACTCTATTATCCTCTACTACTACATTATCCTCTTCTACTATATTATCCACTTGTGACATTTCATCCTCCTCTTGTGAATAGGAAACCAATAAGGAATAATATCCCAAAAATACGTGTTATTGTTATCATAGTTTATCCTCCCATTTTGTAGGAGTTTCCACCATGTCGTAATAACACTTTGGACACACTTCATCGAAAATTGTGTCCAACTCCGATAGTTCGTCTGAATCCATCCTAAACAAATATCTGTCCCAATCCCTTTCTCGATACAGGTCTCCACAGATACTGCATTCACAGAAACCGAATTTGTCGGATTTCGAAAAATCCAACATTCGGAAACTGTAGGAGAAAGATCGATTGGAGTAGAAAATTCCTTTTTCTTCTACCCAACCTTTCCCGAATATCCTTACTCCAAGTTTTGGATGTACCAGGATTATTCGGTTTGTTCCTTTTAACTGAGACTCGATCAAGTCCTTTACGTACTTATTTGACATGATCTTATCCCCTACCACCTTGCACAACGGATACATAAAGTCTTTTACAAAGACTTGTGTATCTGACAAAATGCCTTCACCCTGTCCCAATATTCCATTATGGGCAAGAACAACCCCATTTGTGGAATAGGACATGGCATTTAGTGCCTTAGGACTCTTGGTGATTGGGAACGGATGCGTACATCCTCTTGCATCCATTCCTGATGTTCCAATACGGAAGTGTATAACGTGAGGAAACATCCTCACTTTGTTATACATCTCCAAAAAATCTTGGAACATCATTATCCCCTTTTGGACAAACAAACGATCATGGTTCAAGTATACTATACCTGCACCATCGTCGTTATTTTCCCAACTATTTTTGAGGATATCCTCCTCTATGGTTTTTGCTCCCCAATTAGAAATAATTATGCACATACTGTCCTTTCCCTATCCATGTATAGTTGGATAGTTTATGTTAGAAGTTATGTCCTCTATAGCTATACCTATAGAAACAATAACAATAAAACCCTTGGATACATCGTCTTATATCCAAGGTTTTCCTGAGTTAGCTTGCAATACATATACAAACCTTTCAAAGATTGGATAGTTAGGGAGAACAATCCAATTTTTGAATGTAGTACCTGTATTTTTAGCCTAACGTAGGATATAGCAGCATCCCTCCTTTCGTTTGATAGATAACAACAAAAGGATAGATAGGAGAATGTCTCCTATCCATTCTTTTGGCATTATCTACTATCCAATATCTGAGTACTTCCTATTATCCAACAAAGGTTTGTACAAACAGAAATGGGGGATAGGAAATAAATCCTATCCCCCATTATTACTTGCACAATTTCTTGTAGGGACACTTCCTGTCCCTACATTCTTTGCACAACATCCCCCCTTCTCGGGGAGAATCAGAGCATCCAACCACAATATCCCCCCTATGCACTCTGAGGGACATCTCCCATCCCCGGTTACTACGTACAACGAAAAACCATCTCATGGTATCCTCCTTTTGGATAAGATCAGGAACAAAAAAAGCATATATAATTATACAAGTTTTGTATAATTATATATGCTTTTTTATGTGGGATATACTATAGATGGGCACTACAAGTACCCGTCTATAGTATGAGTGATTCAGGATAGCAGATGTCCAACATGGTATAAATTCAACCATGTTATATCCAATTCCAATAAGCTTTAACAAAACAAACAAATTGGAATCGGATAAGAGAACAAACTCATTATCCAATTGAACAAGGCAATTGGATAATTGAGCGATTCCCGATGCAATATATCGTAATATTTCAATATGTTAGCTATACAAAAGAAATCTTGCTATCCGCTCAATAACTTTTGTAGGATGCTATCCGCCTTCTCTATGCCTGCGGCTGTCCATACTGGAACCTCGTATATACCGCTGTTCCTCCAACTATCCCTAATTGTCAAAGAGCCATCCACATTGGAACAATATCCAATGGAGGCAGGAACCATCTTGCGGATGGTCGCATATCCAACATTGTTGGATATGTCATTATGCCGTACCATGCTGTATTTGAACAGGGTGTCCCAAGAGCCTATCGATAGGGTACCAGGGATTCCTTGCGGTTTCCAATTCCAAAAGGAAGGAAACCTATCCAAACCGGACTTATCCCGAAAACGAGATAGTATCCAAGGCAAGGTAGGAAAACAAGGCAGGGTAAAAGAACATGATCACAGTAAAATTGAGCATTTACTATGATCGACATCAACATAATTTGATGTCAATGTCGTCATATCAAAAAGCATCAATAGAATCAAGCAAAAAATGAAATAAATCGAAAAACCCGTTCAGACCAACAGACGAACAGACCAAAAGCTCAATCAAACGATTCTCAAGCCATTTAAGAGCTACTTCAACAGCAAGCCATACGTTTTATCGTCTTGCTATAAAAATCGTTTTAAAACGTCTCTCACGCCATTTAAACACGGTATCCAAAGAAACCAAAGGAACATGATCCCCCATAACATCATATAAAATGAGGATAATATCCAACTCCCCCAATCTATCCCCATTCCATAACTCTCCCCAATCCACAAAACCAAACTCTCCCCAATCCACAAAAAACAGAAAGGACAGATATCCCGTACATACAAAATTTGCTTATCCCCAAAACACTTATCCCCAAAACCAAAATTATCCCCAAAATTAGGACCCAATTTTTCCGATGTGGTTCCGGCGTTTGCCGATTAAGGATAAAATTTTGATTTTCCCAAAACTTTATCCACAGACTTTTAGGATAGGATATCCTGAACGAGGATCATTCAGTGTTTTCCTATCCGTTCGCTGATTGCATATCCGATCTGTGAACAGGATGTCCATTCAATGAACGGATATCCACTTTCTGAACAGGACATCCTCTTTCTGAACGGATATCCACTTTGTGAACGGGATGTCCATTCTCTGAATGCCTATCCGATTTATGACGTTGCGTCCTATTTTTCCCAAAGTCGATTTTTCCCAATAGACGTTGGCATATTTCGATTCCATTCTGCCAAAAAACCCTGTTTCCTGAATCAGTCTTCAAAAGGATATAAGATGGTATCATTTTTCCCTTGACACAAAGGAAAAATCGATATATAAGAGAATCAAATAGTACATAGACGTTCTTTGACAAGCTATGGTTTCGCCAGTTTCCTATGGGAATTTTCCCTTCTGTTTTTCCCATAGGAAAAAAGATAATGGAAACAGAAGGAAAATCGATAAATTATAAGGAGACGAGCAATGACAAAAGGAACAAAGCAGGAAAAGGAAATGAAGGAAGTAGCAGAAACGAAGGAAGCAAAAGTGGAAATGAAGGAAGTAGCAGAAACGAAGGAAGCAAGACGGGAAAAACTGCTGGCAACATTGGAACGCAAGGCAAGAAAACAGTTTCTTGCTGACGCAAAAGAGTATGAAAGATGTTTGCAAACAAGAGCAACACTAAAAGAGATTGAGATTTTGACTCAGCGAAAGCAAGCGCTGGAAAAGCGCTTGCAAAGATTGAAGGGAACATCGACTATATCAACGTCTGTTTCGTCTTCTGTTTCGTCTTCTGTTTCGTCTTCTGTTTCGTCTTCAGACATTGATTATCGATCAATAGCGAATGCTTTGAAGGGAAACATCAAGCCGAAAGAGCTTGATGAAAAAAGTAGGAAATTGTATCAAAAGATGTCGAGCTACTTGAATAATTATGCAAGTGAAGCTTGGAATCTTTCATCTTTATCACCTGAAAACATCAAGGCGCTCGAAGGGTGGAAAAAGAATGCTGCAAAGACATATTGGGAAAAAGTTAGGCCATTGATGTAAATGGCCTAACACGTTCCCAAGGGTAGGATAGCCAATTATTTCGGTGGGTTATCCTACCTACCCCCACCTGTTGGATGTTGGGATATTTTTTTGTTGTCGAAAATGGCACCTCACCACAAAATTTTTTGTGGATTTTGGATAGATGGGGGAAATTGGATAGATGGATAAAATTTTTTGTGTATTTTGGATAGATTGGTCACTTCTCCTACAAAATTTTTTGTGTATTTTGGATATATGGGAAAAATTGGATAATTTGTGGATTTTGGATAGATGTGGAAAATTGGATAAATCAACAAAGGTTTTATATATACTGGGCAAAGAATTTATTTGTAGGATAAATTAAAAGTTGGATAAAATGTTTGTGTGGATATTTATTTCTTTGAACCAATCTATTTGTTTCTTGCGTTTGTTCTTGGACTCTTTTATTTTGATCCTTTGTTTTGAAATTATTTATCCTTTCTTGTTTTTGTTTATCCTTCCTTATTTTTTCTTATCCTATTGGTGTTTGTTTTGAAATTATTTATCCTTTCTTGTTTGATTTTTATTTATCCAACTCGTTTGATTTTGGTGAAAAATACAATTTTTGAATTTTGATTTTTCTGCATATAGGAACAGATTTTTTTATTTTGTGTAAAATCAGATGGTTAATTTTTTTGTGGATTTTCTGTGGAATCTGACAATCTGTGTGGATACAGTGTTTTTGGTTGGATAATTGGGAAAAATTGTATTATTTGGTTGGATAACGATGAATACTGGGTTTGCTGGAGTCAATGTTTATCGAGGTGGATAAATGAATGTGAGTTTTGTGTTATTCTTTGATTTTCCCCTTGCCCCATGTGCAGAGATTGAATGGTGATTGAATGAAATCCTTAAAAATCAAACGGTTACAATTTTAGAGAATTTTGATGGAATTTTATCAAGTTTTTTTGTTTTTCTTTTGTTTGAAATTTTTGTTTTGCATAAAAATCAAACAGTTACAAATCCTTTTAAAATCTGATTGTTTGATTTTTTAATTTTTTGATAAATTTTGATTTATCCAACTATCCAACAAATATTTATCCAACAAATATTTATCCAACAAGGAGGATAAATATTTTGGTTTTGTTGGATATAAATATTGACTTTGCAATATATGTAATATATTTTATCCTTAAAAACAAGAAAGGAGGGATTCAATATGACTGTTGTTTATGTGGATGTGATCAAAAAATTAAGTTTGGAGAAACTTGTTCGAACATATAGAGAAAACTATCCATGCAATCCTGAACTTATGCAGTTGTTGGATGAGTTGGATTATTTGATTGCAAATCCAACTCAACATAGGATTGGTCCCTATACTCCGCCACCAAAAAACTCATTGGATAGAAACAAACAAAAAAAGAGGAGAAAACGTAAATATAAGGAGGAGGATAATATCAAGATCATGTATAATAAAACACAAACAAGACGTGGATGCAATGTTTTCAAAAATTTGAAGTCAGGATCAGAGGATAATAGATTAGATTTTATCCAAAATACTTGATCGAGGATTTATCCAACTTTTATTTTATCCAACTTTTTGTTGGATAAACATTTTATTTATCCAACAAAGTTTATTTATCCAAGTACAAACTGATTTGTTTATCCAACAAATGGGATAAATCGATTTGTTTTTATCCAGCTATCCAATTGAAAAACAAATCAGTTTATCCAACTGTTCGTTGGATAATTGAACAAACATTTGATCAAGGATAAATCAAAAATTTATCCATTGGACAAATAAAAAATAATTCAATTATCCAATGAATAAATACTTGATCAAAGTATTTATCCACTTATCCAATTATACAGTTATTCATTAAATCGAAAAAAAAATTTTTCGCAACAATTAAAATAATATCCAAATCTTCATATTAAATTTCTAACGAAATTTAATATTCATATTTAGATATTATTTTAATTTAAAAAACGCGCGTGCGAGTACTTGTGCGTGCGCACGAGTTCTCATACGCACGTGCGCACGCGCACGTGCGTATTAAAGATCGATTTTAAGGCCGTGGATAGGCCGAATAAGCAAAATCATATCTGATCTGGTGTGATTCTCTTCCCCACCATGATAATTTTGATCCTTGAGGCTCTCAGTTAGTTTTAGAGCTATTCCTGAATCAGTTTTCGGACCAAAAACTGGGTATCTCGAACCAAGTTGGATAAATATGGAAATAATTTGTTTTATCCAACAAAATTTGTTTACTCAACTATCCAACAAAATTCTGTTGGATAAATATTTTATTTATCCAATTATCCAACAAAATATTTATCCAACTTTGATTTATCCAACAAAATATTTATCCAACGATTGTATAATAAATTGTTTTTTTCAATGAAATTTGTTTATCCAATAAAATATTTATCCAACTTTTGATTTATCCAATTAAATTTTATTGGATAAATCCACTAATTTTAATTAAATTTGTCCTTTTTTCATGGATTTTGATGAAAAAATCGAAAATCCTTTGACTTTTTCATAAAATCTGTATATTTTGTACTAAAATTATGGGAAATTCCAAAAATTTTTCATAATTTCAACCTAAAAGAGGATTTGTCCACATGAAAGACATTGTTGCAAAAAAACGAATAGGCGGAACAGTAAAGAATGGAGAAACAGTCATCCGAGAGATGATTTATTGGAATGCTGTAAATCCATGCGATCCAGAGAAATGTGGCTGTTCTTCTATATGCAAATTTTTGTCTGAGAACGATCAATTGAACAAATGTGAGGTTATATACGAATATATGTCTTCTGTGTTGGATATGTTGCTACGCAATTATCCAAAGGAGATGACAGAAGACGTTGCATATAGAATTGGCCTGCACCTAATCCCCTTGTACAAAATTCTTTGTCGATTGAAAATGGCCGAATTTGCCGCTGTTGATGTAACCACATTTTCAAGTCGTGGAGACATCAAGATTACTCCTCTTTTCAAGGAAATTCGTGATACTATCCAAGCAATCGAGAGAACATGGAGAGCCATAGGTTTTGATGTATCCAAACCAGATCAAATTCGTCCTCTGAAACAAGTTGGATTTTTTAATGGCAAATCGTACTACGAAGTGATTGAGGGAGGCGCCAATGTCCAGGCTCTTGAAGCGAAAGTCTAAGGACAACATAAATGATGATTTATCCAATAAAACGTTTTCAAAGGATTTATCCAATGAAATTTCTGCTTCGAGAATTGCATCCTACAGAAATGGATGGGAAGGATTTGTAAAATGGTGTGAAGATTTTGTTTATATTCCAATTTACCAAGAAGGATTTGATTCTGCTATTTGGAGTCCTCTTAGAAATCTTCCAAAAACTCCAAATCCAAAAACTGGACGGAGTCCACATTTCTTTTGGACAAAAATTAAAGAAGCTCTTCGTGAACCTCTTCAGATGGAAAAAGGACGATTTAGGTATCGTCTGATAATTTTGTGTTGGGAAAGAGGAGAGGCCAAAAGTCTCGTAGCGTGTCTTATCCAACTTTGGAAGTTTTTTAATTGGCCTCGTCAACAGATTATGCTTGGAGCAAATTCCAGGGATCAGGTCAAGTTTGTCCACTTTGATATTATGCGGGATATTATCCTTAATTCTCCAATGTTGTTGGATATGATTGGTGGACAAAAGAACATTCAAGAAAAAGAATTTCGTCTTACTGATTCCAATGGAAATATAAAAAGCATTGTTCGATCTATATCCTCCTTTTCTGGTATTGTATCCAACATTACAGGATACACATTTTCAGAAATCTTTGATATGAAAAATCCAAAGTTTTTCATCCAACTTGATGGCTCTATCCGTAATATTCCGAATGCTCTTGGTGTAATCGACTCCACTGTATCCACCAAAGATCATATCCTCTACAAACTTTATACTGGATGGTTAGCACAAACAACCAAGACAGTTTATTTTTCCTATCGATGTAGTTTGAGAGGATTACAGGAAGATTATTGGAACCCAAATATGGATCAAGACCAATTGGAGGATTATCGATCTAAATTTCCATTTGGAGAATTTGAAAGATATTTCCAAAATCTTTGGGAAGCAGGAGGACAAAAGGTTTTTTCTGACGAAATGGTGGATGAAATAGGTTTCATTGGTGCGGATGGATATGAATTCAATCATGAAACTGTTGTATCCATACTTCAGGATAGAAAAGAGGCAATGACAGCCATATCCGATCTTCAAAACAAGATAATGGATATATCCAATCAAAACAAAACTATTTCTATATTTCAAAACAAAATTAAAAATTGCGAAGCTCGTTTAAATCCAATGGATAAATTATATCGTCTTTGTGACGATTTCAGGCAACCGAGGCCCATGCGTTTAGATGATCTTCTGACTCTCTCAGACGTGTTTAAAACAGACTTTGCTCTTTTGGCAGGTCTCGATATGGCTGATCCATTTGCAAAGCATATTCGGGCTCGTAGTGTCGTTACAGTGGTTGCTAAGGGATTGATCAATAGCAAAGAAAATCCACATATCGTCGCAAGCATGGATTTATTGAATCCACGTTATATTTATTTTGTGGTTGGAATATTTGCTGTTCCTGATAATTCTCTTGACCTTGCAAAGGATTATTTGGAAGAGATAAACTGGGCGTTGGATGGAATAGACGTTCTGTGTAGTGAACGATATGGTTCCTGGGATATGGTGAATTGGGGAGAGGAAAAAGGAATTTTGTTTGAACCAGTATTTCCAACCTACGATAAACAGAGGGAGGCTTTCAAAGAACTTTTTATTGCTATCCAACAAGGACGATTTAAATCACCAAAGGTTTTTGTTCCAGGAACAAAAGGGGATGATATTTTGAGGGAAGAACTTTTGATGTTTGATCACGATCAAAATAAAAAATGGTTTGGAAGTCCAGAGAAAAAGGATTCTCATGGAGTACAGGATGATACCATTTTTTCTTTGATATGGTGTTTGTATGGAGGACGAAACATAACTTCTGATCATTTTCGAAGACGAAAACTAAATGAGAAGGATTTTGGAGCTTTTTATAAAGGAGAATCTGGATACGGAACCTATTGAATTATTTTTTTTTCAAATCCCTTGACTTTTCCTAAAAAACATAGGAAAAGAAATCCTAAAAGTGAGAGGTTAATATGACTGAAGAATTTAATGAACTATCCCCGCAAGAGTTTTCCATGCCCTGGCAATACTCCACAGATGGTTATGAATCTGATCCTGATGGATTCAGCATGATTGACCGTAGTGGAACAGATGATTCTGAATCTCGAAGCACACTACAAGATGAGTGTTGGAAGAAATTCTGTAAAAATCCTCAGATGAATACTTCTGTACGAGGATTGGTTGGACGATTAACCGGATTTGATTTTGGTGTAACGTCTGATATTAAAGATATTCAGGAGGTGATTGAAGAAATTGAGTATGATCCAAGAAATAAACTTTATAGTTTATGGCCGTCCTTTGTTGGACGAGCAAACATTGAAGGAGAGCTTTTCCTTTGTTTATCCTGCCATACTGATGGATTCATCGAAGTTGATTTCATTGATCCTGGAACCATAAAAGGTTGTGGATCAGATGATTCTGGAATTATTTTTCATCCAACTAAGACACACTTCCCTCTATTTTACAACATTGAAATGTCCTCAGAAGAATCCATATTTTCCAACAAAAAATATGTCCAAATTCCAAGTATAAATATCGCACGTTATCCTGAACTTATTTCTATAGCAAAAAATAGTGCATATTGGGATGATTCTAATGGAGATTATTGCAAAGACAAAAACAAAAAATTTAAACAGTTTGGAGGATATTTTCGTTTTATTATTTCCTGGAACAGAGGATTTGTCCAAAAAAGAAATTTTTCATTTTTGAGAACTACATTAGAATGGATGAATCATTACGAAAATCTCAAAAAATTTGAAATTGATCACAAAAAATCTGCTGGAAGTTATTTATGGATATTTAATTTTGAGGATATAAAATCATTCAAACAATGGGCAGCTTTATCTGATGAAGAAAGAAAGAAAACTGGAATTTTAGCAAAGAAAACACCTGGAGGTTCTCTTATCCTTCCTCCTGGTATTAAAGTTGATGTAAAATCTCCAACCTTGCCAGCAATATCCAATACCGATACTGATATTATGCAAATGATTGCGTCAGGATTGAATGAACCAGAGGATATTTTAACAGGAACATCATCAGGAACATACGCATCTGTAAAAGCATCTCGTGGACCGATGTCCGATAGAACTTCAGATGAAGTAGCATACTTTGAAAGATTTTTGCGACATGAGTTTTGGGGAAATATTTTCTTTTTGAAATCCAAACTCACAAAATTTCCTGAAGTTTTTGCTGTAAAAGAAGCAGTGGATTTTAATAACAAGAAAGAACCTATTTTCAAGAAGGTAAAAAGAAAACCAGAATTTTTAATTGGGATTTCTTTCCCAATTTCTGAAACTGTTGACCTTGAAACTCGTGCTAAAGCATTACTCGGTGTAAAACATGGAAATATGTCCGCATCTCTCGGTATTCCAAATTCTGAAATTGCAAGAAGACTTGGAATTGGTGGATATGGATATTTGAGATTGAAAAAAGCTACAGAGGATGCACGTTATCCCGATCTTTTGATTGAAGCTGACTTTGCTGCTGCATCGGTAGATAATCCAAAAGATAAAACACAAACAGCGGATCAAAATGATCAAGAACAATCCACTCCTGGAAATAATGAAGAACAATCCACTGTTGAAAAAACTAAAACCAAACCAGCGGATCAAAATGATCAAGAACAATCCACTTCTGAAAATGATCAAGAACAATCCACTTCTGAAAATGATCAAGAACAATCCACTGTCGAAAAAACTAAAACCAAACCAGCAAAAAAGAAATTGGTTAAAAAATAATAGTTGACAGTAAATATATATTTATTGTATATGGATTTCAAATGTCAAATTTCATAGTTTTTTGTAGTATTTATAAGTTTCCCAAAATTTGGGAGGATTGCTATGGACAAAAAAATTACAGTTTCATCCAATGCATTGTGTTTCGCTGATCCCGGTTGTTTTGCAATAACAAGTGTACAAGAAACTGAACCTGAGAAAAAAGTAAAACTGAATATGAAAGTTTATTCAGGATCGGTTATCAAAGGACACTGGTATTGGGGTGATTTGGCAATTGATCTTTCTGGTATTGATGTGCAAGGAGAAAAATTTCCGATTTTAGAAGATCATGATATTTACAGAAGAATTGGATTTTCTGGAAAACCTGTTATACAGAATGATGGAGTTTACATTGATCCTGAAACCACTGTTTTGGTTGATACACCTACCGCTAATGAGTTTGTAACATTGTCCAAACAAGGATTTCCTTTCCAATCAAGCATTTCAATTGTCCCTCTTTCTGTAGAACGAATCGATGAGGATGTTGAAACTACTGTGAATGGGTATTCGTTTAAGGGGCCGGGTACCATTTTTAGGAAATCTTTGTATCGTGAAGCTTCAGTGTGTGTGTTTGGTTGGGATTCCAATACATCATCCACTGTTGCAGGAATGTCGAAATCTAATGGAGAATTAGAATTGAATTTTAAGGAAACCGTTGTTGGAAAGGAGGTTGAAAAACCGATGGATATTACTGAATTGAAAGAAAAATATCCTGATTTGATTCAAAAAATTCAGGAAGAGGTTAAAGCGGAACTGTCCAAGACCACTCTAAAAAATCAAGAAACGGAAACTTTGATTGCCGAACTATCTCAGAAACTCCAGGCAAGTGAAGCGAAGGTTCTTGAATTGGAGAAAAAGGATGCTATCCGTGCCGAACGAGAAATTGCTCTTCGAGCGGAGAACATTTGGACGGTCAAATTGTCGGAATCTTCTCTAAATGAAAGTTTGTATCCTAAAGTTCGGAAGCATGTTTCTCATGCAGACTTTGTCAAGGATGGAAAGTTTGATGAGGAAGGTTTTTCGAAGGCAATTGATACAGAGATTGAAGATTGGGAAAAACTTATTCCGACTTCAACTCCAGTAATTGGAACAGGTTTCTCTCATGATGCTACGAAAGCAACTGTTGAGAAAACCATTTCCGATCTTGCTGCGTTGGCTGGTATTAAATAACGAAAGGCGGTGATTTTTATGGATTCTCCCCGTATGAAAAGAGGAATTCAAAGCCCCGATTATCGAGTTCTGTATTACTCGAATCCTGAAGCTGCTTTGAAGGTTCCTGTTACTTTGTCTGGTGGGTTTGGCGTAGTTCCTGCTGGAACCATTTTGGCTATGAACACTTCTACATCTGTTGTTCGACAGGGGTTTTTCATTCCCTATGATCCTGCCACGATCACTGGTAATGAAGTCGCACCCGGTAGGGCATATCTTGTTTCCAATACTGTGAGCGGTGAAGCTAATCTTTATACTTCGGTGGATGATAGCTACAAATTTGAAGTTGGCGATGATGTTGTAGTCATCGATAGTGCAACTGCTGCACAAAATCTTGGAGCTATTACTGCCATTTCCAGATCGTCCAATAAAGCCACTATTACTGTGACTACTGCTCCTACTGCTGCTTTTACGACAGCCCATTTCGCTTATCTGGCGACCGAAGGATATCGTACTCCTATTGGAATCCTTGAAAAGGCGGTTGATACTGGAACAGGTTCAAATGCTTGGCGAGCTAATACAACAATGATCCTTGGTAATTGTGTGCTGTATCAGGCTACTTTGGAAAACATGGATTCCGCTGCTAAGTCTGCACTGAGCATTACTGTTCTTGGTCAGTATGCTTATATTAAATAAGAAAGGTGGTGAGTGACTATGCCAAGAGGACAAAGTGATATCCCTGAACTGAGGCTTGAAGTTCTTCAAGGGCTTGTAACGAAGTTTACGGCTCCTCCGAATCTTCTCTTGATGAATTTGTTTCCGGAGTCTGATGCTGTATCCAATACGATTAAATGGGAGTCTCAAGAAGGTACTCGTGGAATGACTCCTTTTGTTCCGCCAGGTGCTCCTGCTCCTGAGACGGCTCCTGTTGGACTTGCATCCCATTCGGCTGAAGCAGCTTATTGGAAAGAAAAGATGTATTTTGACGAAGAATTTTTGAATAATCTCCGTCAGGCAGGAACTGTCCAGCAATATCAGGACTCCAGAACGACTTTGGCAAAAGAAACCGCTCGACTGACTTATCGTTGTATGCGTAGGAAAGAGTGGATGTTTGCCAAAATGCTTTTTGATGGCGCCATCAACTATAATGTTGCAAGCGGTACTAAATTGGGTGTTGATTATGGCATTCCTGCTAATCATCAGGTTACTCTAACTTCGAACTATAAGTGGGGGACTGGAACAACTCCTGATATCCTTGGTGATATTATGGATGCAAAGCAGGCTATTTCGGATGCGTGTGGTGCAAATGTAGATTACGCCATTTGTTCTACACAAGTTTTGAAATATCTTGCTGCTGACAAGACCATCCGTGAACTTTTGCAGAAGAGCATGTTTGGTGATGGTTCCTTGTTTAGTGGAACAAAGAGTCCCATTGTTGGTGTAAATACCAATGTCATTTCCGGTCTTCTGAACATTCCCAATCTTGTTATTTATGATGAAAAGTTCGAAGCACGGGCATATTTGACTGGCGCTATTATTGGTGGTTCTACCACATCTTTTACCGTTGAAGACGCTTCTGATTTCGTTACTGGAAGCCCCATTCGGTTTGTGGATGTATCTGCTGGAACCTATGAAGACAGAACCATCTCCGCAATCACCAATGAGACCAATACAATTACCCTATCGTCTGCTCCTTCAAACAGCTATCGTGCTGGTGAAGACTATGTTTTTATGCGACGGAACTTCGTTGCAGACAATAAGTTCGTCATGTTTGCTTCGACTGTTGAAGGACAGAAGATCGCTGAATTCAAACGTGCTCCTTTTGGTCTGGATCGCCATTATGGTATTAAGGCGGATGTGAATCAAACTTGGGACCCCGAAGGCATGTATATTCGGGTGCAGGACAAAGGTCTTCCGGTTCTGTACCAAAACGATGCAGTCTATATCCTGACTGTTGAGTAAAAGAGGCAGTATGGCTACTATCAAACAATGTGAGTTTCTTACGTCATTGAAAGTGGCCGGTAAAGTCTATGTGAGGGGGACTATCCTTTATCCCCCTCTACCTCATGAAGTTGTATCCGAAATCGAGTGTGGATCAAACCATTTGAAAATTATTTATGAAGACAGGAGTCCTGTGTACGATGAGGATACAACTTCAGCACCTGAATCTGTTGTAATTGAGGAAACGACAGAACCGACCAAAAGAATCAGGAAAAAACGAAAATGACCTCAGATGATATGGTTGATCTGGTAAAAGCAGAGGTCAAAGCTTTGTCTTCAAAATTGGCTGAAGACGATTATACAAATGCAATCGAAGATGCCAAAAGAGAGACAGGATTTGGCCTTCCAACAGATGATCCGTTGCGTATTCTTTGGCTAAAGAATCGAGCTAAACGACATCTGTTTTTTTATTTGATGTCAGAGAGTGCTCATAAATTTAAGTATGATACGATCAACCTGAATCAACGCTTTGAGCATTATATGAGTTTGATTACAATGATGGATCAGCAGTTTGAAAAAGTAATGGAGGAGAATCCAGAACTTTTTGGAGAGGAAGTACTTGCTGCTTATTTGTATGGTGGAATGAAAGTCGATGCAGGATTCGTCTACGATTATTTAGGTAGAGATGTTACCTACAAAGCAAGATAATCTGAAAAAGGAAAACGACTTCGATGACAATAGGGCCAGATATTCAGGAAGCATTGGACGAACTTGGGGTGTCCACGTTGATTCGAGTTTATGACCCTGTCTCGAAGTCGTTTTCTTTTTCCAAATCTGAGCGAATCTTCTATAAAATAAATAATCAAGCTACACGTCCTTTCATTCGTGAAGTTTTTGTTGATGGACAAATTGGATATCAATCATCTATAAAATCAGGAACCATAATCAAAATACACAATGTTCCCTATCTTGCCACAAGTTGTACACCTATATATTTCGAAGATGAAGTAATTCAATACAACGTAATTTTTTACAAATGTAATGCAAGTGGAGAAATTCAAAGGTTGTCCGGTGAATCGAATTGGGATAGGACAACTATGAGAAAAAATCCTTCTTTTGTAACAAACTATGACAATGTTTATGCACTTTTAACTGAAACAGACATTCGTGTAAATGAGACCATTTTACCACCTATTGGAGATAAAACAGAAATTAACCATTATTTATATTTAGATAATTTTTACAAAATCCAAGAAAAGGATAGATATGTAGCAAGATCAGGAGAATATTACAAAGTGAATGCTGTTTTTCGAAACATTTTTGAAGGAGTTGATTTGGCTGTTCTATCCAATGACATAAGGTAGTTCAATCCTCAAAGGAGGAAGTTATGAAGAAAAAAGTTTTGATGGTTGGTGAGCATCCATTTGGTTTTACTGGCAACAGTATGATGATGTTGTCAATACTTGAAAAATTAAATTTGTCTAAATACAATCCCATTGTTTTTTGTCCTGCAAATGTTCCCACCTATAATCCAGAAACAACATTAAAAATAGTTCCAGATATTGTGTCCTCTGAAGAGGAAAAGGATGAATGGGGCAATAAAAAACTGGTTCAATTTTTAAGTAATGAAAAAATCGATATTTTATTGTTTGTTGGTATCGATTTTTGGCGTTATCTCAGAATTTTCCCTGACATTAAAAATCTAAAACGAGAAAATAAGTTCTATTTTTTAGGAATTATCCCATACGATATCCATTATGTGCGGAAAGAATGGATAGATTTCTTAAAATTATTTGATCACATTGGATTTTATTCTGAGTTTGGATATAATTTAACAAAAGATATTTTACCCAACACATCACTATTTCGTCCTCCAATGATGAACATGGAGTTATTTCATCCAATAGATGAATCTCGAAAAATTAAATTGAAAAAAGAAATATTTCCTTTTCTTCCTGAGAATGGGTTTTTGTTTGGATGTGTTTGTGGAAATCAATTTCGAAAAGACCCTCAAACTACTCTTTTAGCTTTTAGAAAACTTATTGATATTAAAGACAATGTTTATTTTTATATGCACACATCGTTGGATAATGGAGTGTATAATTTAGAACAATTTATCAGTGATTTGGAATTTCCAAAAAATAAAGTTTTTTTCAAAGACCCACATACCAAACTGCCTTTTACTTTGATGCCAAAACTCTATTCTATTTTTGATTGCTATGTGAATTGCTCTATTCAAGAAGGTTTATCATGGACTGTACTTCAATCTTTGTTGTGTGGTACCCCAGTTTTGATTTCTGATACAACTGCACATAAAGATTTTAATGGACTTCCTGGAGTCGAGTATGTTGTTCCTGACAGAACTTGTTATATTCCAATTTATACAAGTGGTGGACAATCTTGGATAGAAACAAAAGGTTGTGACGAAAACAAAATCCTTGATGGAATGATCAAAGCCATTGATCATAAAATAAATATTAATGAAATTTCTAATTCTGCTAAAAAATTTTATTGTCCTTCCAACATAAATGAGTTTTTAGGCAATATCGTCCAAGCCCCAAAGATTCAAAATGCTTTTGTGTTTGCACAACATTCATCTGCTGGTGATGTTCTAATGACAACACGAAGTTTCAAGGCACTGAAAGAAAGACATCCAGATAAAAAATTTATCTATATGACACAGAAACAGTACTTTGATATTTTAAAAAACAATCCTTATATCGATTCATTGATTGATTGGGACGAGTCTGTATTCAATAAATATGAAATTTGCTATAATCCACATGGGGATAGAATTTTGAAAGGTGAATTTAATAGTTTAGATGTGAAACTGTCTGATATGTATCACAAACTATTAGATTTGGAACCAAATGATTTCTTTATCCATGAAGAACCAATCAATAATATCCAACTTCCAGAACATTTTGTAATTATCCATTCATCTGGTCAGGAGAAATTTTATCGAACATACAAAAACATGAACCAAGTTGTAAAAAGAATTCCATATCCAACTATTCAAATTGGTTCATTGGATGATCTTTATTGTCCTGATGTAACGTTGGATTTAAGAGGAAAACTTACATTTAATCAGACAGCGTGGTTAATGAAACGAGCAAAAGGGGCTATTGTGATCGACTCCTTTCCATCCCATCTTGCAGGAGCTTTAAGAACTCCTGTCGTTGTGCTTTATGGGCCTGCTCCATCACGAGTTACAGGTCCTGTAGGTGATCCATCAAAAATTAGAAATGTTGAACCTGATAAATTGAAATACTGTAAAAGACTTACAAATTGTTGGGGGCGTTTTAGAGGATGCAAAGAACCTTGTATCGATAAACTGACGGTGGATGAAATAGTCAAAGCATTTCAGGAATTGGTGGGATAACATGGAAGACCTACTTGTTTTTTTATTCAATTCTTTTGATAAAAAAGAAAACCTATCCAATCTCAAAGAATCTCTGAATAATTTAAATGTTGAATATATTCAAGCATCTTCTTATAATGAAGTCAACGAATATAAGAAGGATAAATGGTTTTTGCTACTTAGGAAGGATGAATATTTACAGGATTTATTAGCAAAATCTATACCGATTTATATTTCCAATCCAGATCGGTATAAAGCATTTGCATTTTTTAAAACTGAAGATATAGATAAATTCTCTCTTTGTCCAAGATTATTTCATCCTTCAGTTGTAATTGACAATAATTGGTATCCTGTAAACATAGATAAACATTGCGTAGTAAATGCTCTTGATGGTTGGATATATAAAGGTGCTTAAATGGCTATCTCGATGCAAATTCAAAAGATCGATTTTTTTATTTATCAGTCAACAAGAGTCTATGACTTTTATGATAAATATATTCGATATGAATTTATGAGGAGAGTAGCCGAACGTTTTCGTCGTTATTTGTCTCAAGTTATTGTAGCCCAAGAATTTAATTATCCAAAACTTTCTGAGAAATATGCAGAATGGAAACAACTTCATGGATTGCCAGATAATTTTTGGATTCAATATGGTATTTTGAAAAAGAGTTTTTTGATTAAACGAACGGATAAAGGATATAGTGTTACATTATCCGACGCTCTACCAAATAAACATTTGTCCATATTTGATCTTCCAGGTAAGAAAACTACGGGGAAAGCAACTCCGATACCGATTTCGGAATATGGATATTATATGGAATATGGTCGTGGACAGTCTGGAACTTTTAAAGCCCAACCTCCACGACCATTGATTCGTCCAGCATATCTGCAATTTAAGAAGGATGTTTATCCAGATATGTTGGAAAAGGAAAAACAAAAATTCAAATACATTTGGAAATAAATTATGGAAGTGCTTGGAATTTACCCAATGAGTGTTCGAGTAGAACTTTCTTTTCCAATTGAAGAATTGAAGGACATTCTTGAAGTTTATGATTCGGTAAAAGATCATATCCAACCTGAACTTCTAAACAAAGAAGCTGGTTTTGAGAGAATAAGACAGCTTATTGATTTTGTGGAATCTGGAGGACGATCCAATGCTTGATCCAACTTTGAAATCATCAAATTTTGTTTTTTCTATCAAAAAGCACTTGATTGAAAATTTGTATGATGCTGGTGGCATTGAATTGATTTTTGATGAATTTTTATCACCTCCAGATAATATTAATAAATGGATTTTTGTGGATTTTGGATCGATTTCCCGCAATACAGTTTCGCAAATCAATCTCGATATCTATTGTGTTTCAAGGGAGGATTTTGAGAGTTTTGAATTATATCGTCTTGTAGATTTGGTATTGGGATGTTTTGATGATTCAACGACTACAGATGGGAAAAAGAGAATCGCTTGTTATGACAGCACCAATCCAACTGACCCAATAGGTTATTTTTTGGTATTGGAGATAGATCAAAATCCAATTGCATTGGCAAAGCAGGATAATTCAAAATACATTGTTCTTACAATTTCCTTTCAGATTGCGACAAAATGATGAAAGAAAAAAACTTTATTCTGTGCGAAAAATGTGGTAAACGTCTTATTGAGCGTATGGAAAACGGACTTTGGCATTTTGTTTTTGGAAAGAGTCAACAAGGATGCCAATACGTTCCAGTTGAGATGTATATCCATGGCAATGTAAAAATAAAATGTCTGAGACGAGGTTGTGGTCATTGGAATGTATTAAATTTCTTTCCAAACACTTGATTTTTTATTTATTTTTTGTTATGGATAATTTAAGTACAATAGGATTTATCCTAAGAATGCTAACAGCCCCTTTTGTTTTAAATGAATGGAGGATTATATGAGGACAGGACCAGTAACAAAGGATACTTCGACTATTGCATTGGGTTTGGCACAGATTCGAATTGGAACAGCAGCGACATACATTGCTTCTGGTGAAGCCACGTTGACTTCATCTGATTCGATTGGTGCCTTGGCAAACACCAAATTTACCGGAAAAACTGACTGGTATAAACTGGAATCTGGTTTTCCTCTGCTGGAAGACTACGTTGTGGCAATTCGGGAATCTGCTTCGTTGGAATGTGCGTTTAAGGAACTTACACCGTACAATATGTATCTGGCATACGGTCTCGATCCTACTTCTGCATCTCTTGCTGCACATTCTGGTGAAATCGCTCTTGGAGGTCGTACAGCACCGAGCTATGTTCGTATGGAAGCTGTGTACACCTTTCCGAATGGCACTAACAAACTCACTGTTATCTTTCCGAGAGCACAGGTTGTTGCTTCTACGGAACTTGATTTCAAGGCAGAATCTGAAGCACAAGTTCCAATCACTTTTGAAGCCAAACGTGCTGACTCCGAAGTTTCTGGTGGCAATGCAGTTTGGGATAATAGTCCACTTGGGAAAATTGTCTGGAGCTAATTTTCAATCAGTGATGGGGGAAATTCTCCCCCATCATTTCTAAAGGAGTAAAGTATGAAACTTAATCCTCAAATCCGAACCATTGAAATTGGTATTCGTGAATTGCGGGAAGTTATGGTTTATCCAATGTCCCTTGCTGATCAATTGAAGTTGAGTGATCTGATTACAGATTCTTTGGCAAAACTTCAAAGTGTTTCTGAACTAAATTCTTCTGTAGGTTTGATTTCATTTATTTTGAATTTGATCAAGGAAAAGTCTTCTTTTGTGTTGAAGATGGTCTTGGATGAAAATGAAGACCCCGATGAATTCATGGGCAATATTTCAAATGAGCAGTTTGTTGAGTTTGTAAAACTGATTATTGAAGTGAACTTTGATCCGATCTCAAAAAACTTGAAGGGCCTTCTGAAGAAAGCGGAGACGGCGGTATAAGTCTTCAGGAGGCCATTGCTACCGTATGTGAAGCGTACAAAATTCATCCAAATGATTTTGTTCTAAAAAGTTTTCGTGATGGAGGATTGACAGCTTCACAGCTTTTGTTTTTGTATGATTCTTATATAAAACGAGAAAAACTAAGATTCCAAATAAATGCGTCTTTGCATGGGATAAAACTTGATGATGATATAAATTCGGATAGTCCTCCACAACAGACGAAAGCTGCCAAAATTTCTAAAGACGAATTTCTATTTCGTGATCCTGCGGAATATGAGAAAATGTCGTCGGAGGAAAGGGAGCGTCTGACCAAAAAGATGATGCAGCATTATTCATCTATCAAGTTGTTTTAGTGGAGGAATACATGGCTGATTCGAATACCCTCGAAACAAAATTTACTGCTGATGTAACTGATGCATTACGGGGCATTAAAGAGTTTAAGGAAGCCCTTGAAGCTGTAGGCAAAAAAGCATCAGAAACCGTTCAAAATTTCCTCAAACTTGATTCTGGTGTAGAGCAATCTGCTCGAACGTTTGATAAATACTCACAGATCATCCAGCAATTCCAAGCCTTTTCCTCTAACCTTGGCAAAACATTAGATGTTGTTAGACTGAAAATGTCTAACTCCCAAGCTGCAATGGCTGATATAACCAAAGCTACTGGGGGAGCTACTGCGGCTTTATCAGAATATGACAAAGCATGGAAAGTTTTGCATCTTGTTTTTGGAGAACAGCCCGCTGTTTTTGAACGAATTATTCGAGAACTCAATAAACTCGAAAATGAATACCAAACGTTATCACTTGGAAAAGGTTTAGAGAAAACTCTTACTTGGCAATATGAGGCACAAACTCTTATTGACAAAAGCCTTCAAAATTGGATTGCAAATACCAAAACACTAACTGCACAGCAGAAAAATCTTATTGAAGCCAATGCTCAATTGAACACTGGTCTTACTGATGCATCTTTTGCTCAGACCACTCTTGGAAAAGCTATATTAGGCACTTACAATAATGGGCAATTGTTTTATAATGCCTTGGTAAAAGGAGGTATGGCTGTTGGCATAAACACAGAAAAGACAGCCGAATATGTTTCTGCATTAAAGGAAGTCTATACACATCTAAAATCCGTATCATCCAACTCGATCAATTATAATTCTGCTGTAAAAGAACTGAAAAATTCTGAAGATTTGCATGTCAGAGCCATGCAATTGATGAATGGTGAGATTACCAAAGTATCCAATGGATTTTTGGCAACGAAATCATCAGTTGCAGAAACTGGCACAGTAATGACCAGTTATCGATATAATCTTGATCAGGTTGCACAATCCAATAAAAGTTTGGTTCCAATTTATGAAAATTTAGCAGCAAAGTATAAAAATCAACCTCTTCTTTTGTCCGCCGCCACTAATTCCCTGTTAAAATATGGTGAATCACAAGAAGGATTAAGAACAACACAGCGATCTTTGTTGGAAAATCTTGTCGAAACATCTAATGGAATGGTGAATTATGGAGGTAAGCTTCTTCAAGGACAAGACCTTACACGAAAACTAAACTATGAAAAATCCAGACTTACTGGTCTTTTGAATCAGGAAGGCACTGTATTAAAATTTCTTGCATCTGGATATGATAATACTGAACAAGGATTGATGCAGTTTATCAATTCCAGTATGAAAGGAACAGTTACCTATAAAGAGTTTCAGAAGGAACTTACAGGATTTAATACAACTGTTCGGCAACTTGGAGAATATAACGAGGTTTATGCCAATAGTTTTAAGAAATCTGCTTCTTCTGTTTTAGAAAACAAAGGACAAGTTGAAGCTGCTTCCCAAGCTTATTTGAAGTATGCTCGTACTGCTGAACAGATTATTTACCAAATGAATGAATATGTTCGTGTTGGAAAGCAGAAAGCTGCCCAGGATTATGAAGAAAGCAAAAATATTGGAAACTATGTTCGACGTGTTTCTGAGTTAGAATCCCAACAACGTCTTTTAACTGAAACTTTACGAAATCAAGGAACAGCATCTTCTTTTACAGCACACGCAAATTCTATAAACACCACAAATCTTCTTGAATATGCTAAAGCCAGTGGTGTTTCCTCAGCAACTTCTTTAAATCTATCCAATGTTCTTAATGGATTGACCACAAAATATTCTGCTTTATCCCCATTTGTGGATAAACTTCGTGTTTCTGTTTTGTCTGGAAATATGGAGTTTGAGAGAGCGCAAACCGTTCTTGCTGGTATTGTAAAATCGCATGAAGCTTATTTAGATACTCTAAAAACTACTGAGTCTTGGTCAGCAAAGGTACTTAACAAGATAAAAGAGTATGTAACCTACTATGCTGCTGCTGCAGCTATTTTTGCAGCTACAGTTGCATTGCGAGAAGGTGTTGTTGCAATTGCAAATTATGATCAAGCACTATATGACCTGCAAGCCATTTTAGGTTCTACACGAGGAGAAGCAAAAACTCTTGGCGAAACGATGAAAGAAGCATCCTCCAAAACAATTTACTCTCTCAGCGAAATTGGAGAGGGAGTAAAGGTGATGGGGCAAGCGGGTTTAAGTACTCAGCAAATTATCCAATCACTTACGCCAACATTAGATTTGGCGATGGGCACATTAGAAAAAATGGAACCGGTTGTAGATTTACTTACATCCACAATGGTTTCATTTGGAAAAGAAGCATTTCAAGTTTCAGAAATTGCCGATGTAATGGCGATGGCAATCAACCGTTCTAAGTTGGATGTTGAAAAACTTAGAACCATTTTCAATTATATCGGTGTTTCTGCAAAACAAGCTGGTTTATCTCTCCAAGAAACTGCTGCATCTGCAATGATTTTGGCTGATTCTGGTTTGAAAGCAAGTACTATTGGTACAGGCTTACGAAATGTTATTTCTAAACTCATTGCACCAAATATCCAACTTCGTCAAACACTTCAAGCCATTGGTCAAACCACATCAGACCTTAATCCATTAGTTGTAGGATATGAAAAAGCTTTAGAAAATTTGAGTAAAATTCTATCCGTTACTTCAGTTACTATGGATGGATCAATCCAGACCACTATGGATGCTTCAAAAGCCTATGAAATGTTCGGTCTTCGTGGTGCACAAGCTGCACTTGCTTTGACGAGCGCATTTCTTTCGGGCAAATATCAAGAGACAGTGGAATCGTTGGATGAAACAGGTGTAGCTGCAAAAATGGCTCGTACTCAGATGGAAGGTCTTGAAGCAAGATTTAAAAATCTTGTAGCCAATACAAAATTATTGGCGGTTGCACTTGGTGAATCTGGTCTTGTTGGAAGTTTAAAAATTATTGTCTCATCATTTAATGGTTTGGTCAAAACAATCAACGCTTTTTTGTATGTTTGGAACAATACTTTTGTTGGTCAGATTTTACAAGGTATTGTTATGGTTATTGCTCCGATTAAGCTTTTGGTTTCCTTCGTGGAAACATCTTTTGGTATAAAAATGACCGCTTCTTTTCTTAGTTTTCTGAAATCGTTTAATTCTACAGGAGGAGTCATTACAGGCGTTGTTTCAAAAATAGGTACTTCTTTGGCCGCATTGCAAACATCTATTGTTGCTGCTTTTGTGGCCCATCCAATAACTTCATTTATCGCTGTATTGATGACTCTTAGTGGATTTGTTTTGATGGCAGAAGGCAATATGAAGAAATTTGTTGATAAAGCAATAGATTTAGGAGAATCTTTTATATCCAACAAAAATACAATCGAAGCTTTTATTGGTGGACTGAAACAAATATCCCTTCATTCAAATGAACAAAAAGAGGTTATTGAGAAATTAAGAGGAAAATATACTGATTTTGAAACAGAGCTTTTGCGAACAACAGGAAAATCTGATTTGGCAGAACTTTCTTTCAAAGACCTTTCATCTGCATTGAGTGATCTCAATGAAAAATTTGGTGAAACTGAAGCATATCAAGTTTATGTGTCCACAATTCAAGAAGCTGTTAGAAATACGAAAGCATATCAAAATGCATTTAATGAACTGAAAAAGGAATTTCCTGATTTATATGAAAAATTGACCAAGATGATTTCACCTATGGATGAATTTGGAACAAAGACTGATGAAACTGCTGATTCAATAAACAATGTGAAAAAAGCCGTTGATATCTCCAAATTGTCCTTCGAAGAATTAAACACTATTTTTAAGACAATGCAGGTTGATCAATTTAAAAAATCAATGGATGATTTAGGTAAAGTTTTAAGCTTAGAGACTGGTGGACTATTAGACACTTTGATTGATGGATTGAAACGAACTGGTGATTTTATGATGGATTCATCAGAACAAACATCAGTAGCCAAAATTAGTACGGAACAATATGATAGAGCGGTAAAAGCAGCACGAGAAACTTTGATTCAATATGCAATGACACATGAAAATTTTACTGATGAACAAATTGATGATGAATTGAGACGACGAGATGTTACAGAAAAAGCATTTAATGATATAAAGAAAGGATTAAAGGAAGAAATTGAATTTCGAAAAACTATGGCAAAAAGTCATGAAGATATAACGAAAAAAATGAAAACCAACATTGAAGGTCTCACCATTTTTGAAAAAATGGAATTTCAAAAGACGATGAGACAGTATGATGAAGAAGCGACTTCTTTTAAGAAACTGGTTGAGGATAAACAAATTACTGAAGAAGACTACCAAGCAGTTATGATTGCTTTGAGACAAAAGTATCATTTGAAAGCACAACAACTGATTTCTGATGCATCTAAAAAAGAGAATGAAACAGAAGACCAAAAATATCAACGCGAGAGAAGTCTTCTCGCCAATCAGATTAATTATATTTTGTCGGAAAATGAATCTTTGGCGCAAAATATCCTTAAATTAAAGGAGCAAAATAAAGGCAATCTCGATAAACAAATTGCTGCACAGACAATGGCTCTTGAATCCGGTTTGAAAAAAGAACAAGAGTTGAGAGAAAAATACGCTGCAAATGAATTGGAACAGTATTCTAAATCTGCAGCAAGAATGTTGAACACGTTAAAAACGAATGCATCCTTGTTTACCTCTGTTATAACCAAAAGAGAGGAAGAGAAACTTCAAATCCAAATTGATACTGCTGAACAAGAATATAAAGTGGTGCAAAGTAGTCTTGAAAAAACTCGGGAATTGTATGGAGCCCATGATCTTCGTGTTATTGATGCAATGAACAAAGAGGTTGAGGCCCGTAAAGCTGTACTTGATGCCCAGTATAAATTGATTGAATATTATTTGTCCAAATATGAAGAAGCTTATGCAAAGAAACAAGATTCTGTCCAACTTTTTTATGAAAGGGAAAAACAGTTAATTCAAATTTCGTATGAAAATTATGTACGTGATTTGGATATACGACTTCAAGACAGCAAAGTCTGGTTGGAGAATACTTTTCAAGACCAGGAGGAAATTGATAGACGAAAATTCTACCTTGAAAAGACGTATAACGAAGATTTGCTTCGAGAAGCTGAATATACGACCAATCAACTGGTTGAACTTGCGGAGAAAGAAACAGAAGAAACTATTACAGCTATTAAAGAAAAATATCAATTACGAGAACAATTTATGAACCACGAAGCACTTCTTGCTGGTTCAGAGACGGATAAATTTATTCAATCCGAATGGAAAATAACTGATGAAACTAAAGAATCTTTGCAAGCACGTCATGCATCGTATGTAGAATATAATGGGAAAATTTATGTTCTTGAACAACAAGCTGTTGAACAGTCAAAAAACATAAACAATCAAAGGACAGAACTTGAAAAGAAAATAGATTCTGAGATTTTGGAAACAAGGAGAAAAGGTCTTGAACAAATAAAGAAAATTTATGAAGAAGAGAAATCTTCACTTGTATCCAGATATAATGCGGAAAAATCTCAACTTGATTCTCTTATTGCAAAACGCCAAAGTCTTAATGAAAAACTGCGAGAGTTGGATAGAAGTTATCAATCAGATTTGTTTGATCTTCAAACACAGAATATGTCTGAGTATGAAAAATATTCAGCCACTGTCAAACGTATCAATGAGCTTATGAATGAAGCTCGTTCGACTGGTGATGCGGAATATTTGAATGAAGCCAAAAGCCTTACAAAGTCTTTAGCCAAAGAAGTTGTGGATGAAAATGGATTTGTTGTAAAATCCGCAGAGGAAATGACCTCCATAAAAACCAATCTGCTAACCAGTGAGTATAATTTACAAAAGGAGCTTATTGAGAGACAGAAAAAGGATACCGAAGATCAGATTTCATCCACAAAAAATTCTCTTGATTCGTTAAAGTCAAAAATTGATGAATATGATGCCAAAATTGTTGAAGTATCCAATAAAGAATTGAAATTGAAGAAGGATGATGTTGAAAAGTCAATAAATGAAGTGAAATCCAATTTGGGAGAATTGGATAATTTAATTACCAAATCTCGAAAATTGGAAATTGATATGGGAAATTTCCAAGAGGTGTTGGATAAAGCTAAACAAGCCTTTGCAGAATTGAATGAATCGTTTGAAAAAGCCAAAAATATGATTTTTACTGTTTCCTTTAAGGATACAAATGATACAGAACTATCCAAATCTATTGATGACGTTAAAGGAAAGGTTGATGATCTTAAAAAGTCCATAGAAGAATCGAAGGTCAAACTCAATATTTCTATATCCTTGAATGAAGATGAGAAAGCTCCTCTCCAAGGATTGACTGATATTTATGAAAAGATAAAAGGAATTGAGGAAAAAAACAATGTTACATCCTCTATCAATATACAAGTAAAAGGAACTTCGAATGAGCAAGATGCTGAAATATCCTCTTTACTCACATTTATCCTTGAACAGGTGGATAAGTTTGTGGATAAAGCAGTAACATATACTATAAATGTTATTGGTTTGGAGGACCTAAAAGACGCTGTTGATTATCAAGAAAGTCTCCATGATACAACGACCACTCACACTATTATTACACATTATGAATCAGATGGATCAGAATCTGATCGTGAAGGAGGATTGGTAGGTGTAAAGAAGTTTGCAACAGGTGGATTTACAGGAGCTCTTTCTGGATTTGGTGGTGGTGATATTATTCCTGCTATGCTCGAACCAGGTGAGTTTGTGTTGAGAAAAGAATCAGTCCAACGTTATGGACTTAAATTCTTTAAAATGTTAAATGAAATGAAGCTTCCTTCTATGTTTATGCCAAAATTTAGTGCGGGAGGCCCTGTTTCTACTTCAGTAAATGAATCCCCCATGCAGGTCATTGAATTTCGTGTTGATTCTTCAAGCCATACATTGTATGGAGATTCGAACACTATACGAAATCTTACAAATAGTCTTCGAAGAGCAAAGTTGGTAACAGTTTAAGGAGGATTTATGACAGTACGTATATCAGATATTGTGTTCTATCGATCTCAATATTTTAACGATACGTCTTCAAATGGAGGACGAATAAGTTCAAATTCCATTTCATCTGGAACTATGAACAATGTCTTTCCAAATGTTACGTCCTATGAAAGAACAAATGGAGTTGTTCGTTATCGAAAAGTTTTTATCAAAAATAATAACGTTTCTGACACTCCATTAGAACAAACAAAGATTTATCTGTCATCGATAAATTCTGGTGAAGACACCTTTTTCTTCAAATTGGGAACCGATTTCGATACTCAAAATGATGTATCCTCATCCACTGATTGGTTGGCTACTGGAAGGATAAATGACACTTTGCTCAGTGGAGAATCTTCAGTTCAGGTGTCTTATAAGGTTTCTGGTGAAGGGATTTTTTCTGGTGAAGGAGTTGTAGTACGAATTACAGATGGTATAAATTATGATGATTTGTATTTATCCAGTAATCCTTCATGGGTTGGAACAAATGCTACATTAAATTTCACCAGTCCAGTAACACATACGTACAACACGAATTCCCTTGTTTGTGGTTTGAGAGAGATTGGCAGTTTAACGCCAACTATTTCAGATTGGACGGTCACAAGTGGTTCCGGAACATTTGATGTCAATACATATCCAATGGTTTTATATAATCTTGGAACTGTTTCAGATGATTGGACGATTTTGTTTACGAGTCCTACAACATTTTCAGTATCCGGTGCGATTACTGGTTCGGTAGGAACAGGTACCATATTGGTGAGTTTTGCACCTGCAAATGGTTCCAGTTTTTATTTTTTGATCAATAAAAATGGTTGGGGAGGAACATGGCAATCAGGAGATAGAATCACGTTTACAACAAAACATGCAGCGAAAGCTGTTTGGTTAAAGGAAAAAGTTCCGGCAGGAGCTTCTGCTGTATCTCCAAATGTTCAGAGTATTTGTTGGGAAGGCGAATCAGCTTAATTTAGGAGGAAAAATGAATATCACTCGCACAGTTTTTAATTCTTTTAAGGTATCTCTTTGCAAGAAAGAAATCGACTGTTTGAACGATGCTTTCAAAGCTCGTTTGATGAAATCTGCTTATACTTTTTCGCAATCTGGTGAGGTATGGACCGATGTAAGTAGTGGAGAAGTACCTGTTGGGAATGGTTATCCAAGTGGAGGATATTCCCTTCCTGCACCGACAATTACAAAAGATAATGTGAACAATAGAGCAGAAATTTTTTGGTCAGGAGAGTTGTTTAATATTGTAGCAAGTGGTGGGGATATATCGGATATAAAAGGCATTATAATTTATGATGATACTCATCCAAATGATAAGCTTTTTGGGTATGCAGAATTTTCTGAAGTAGTAACTTTAACAAATGGTACAACTGCAAAGATTATTGATATGTACTACCGACTTTCCTAAAAGAGGAAATCATGGCTGATCAAAACAAGCTTCTCGTTTTATGTCATTTTGATGGCAGTAATGGTTCTACTAATGTTGTAAATGACGCTGAACAGATTTCTGGCATTGGTGTATCAGAAGTAATTAGTGGAGAAATATCAACTGATAAGTCTAAGTTTGGTGTCTCTTCTTTTAAGAATTATGGTGAAACACATGCTGCCAAAGTTGTTTTTGATACTACAAATTGCACATTTGATTTTCTCCACGGTGAATTTACCTTTGATGCGTGGGTGTATGTTCCTTCTGGAGAAGCCTCGGGGAAATGGGAAGCTGATCCGATAGATTTATATCTATGGGAAGGAGATGTGTGTGCAGAGATAAATTTTTATATTTATTATAACCCACCTAATTTTCTTGTAACTAATTATTTATATAACCGTAAAGACGATATTAATTATTTTTTGAATGAAAATACGGATGTCGATGTATCAAATATTTCTGTTGACGCATGGCATCATTTAGCTTTGGTAAAAGCCTCTGATCAGTATATTCGTACATATTTAGATGGTGTTTTAATATGGACAAGCAGTAATCAGTGGCCGTTTCTTTATCTTGCTAATGATAATGAGGGATATTCTGTTAACACATACGCACGTGGAAATGTTGTAACTTATTTAGATGAAGTGCGTTACACAAAAGAGGCTCTTTGGACAGGGAATAGTTTTGATCCTCCAACTAAACAAATGGATTTTGATATCCCTATTTCTGAGTCTTTACTTTCATTTTCTTCGTCTGGTTCATTGGAATCAGGTGATTTTCTAATAGACTCTCCTATTGATTTTCCAATTCAAACGATTTTGTTGCTTCAAGGAGATGGTGCAAATAATTCAACTGTAATAAAAGACACTTCGATAAAAGTACAATCTATTTCTCGTTATGGTTCAGCCTGCATATCCACTGCCCAATATAAATTTCCAACTGGTTCAATATATTTTCCTACTTCTTCTTCATATTTAAATTGTGCCTATGAAAGTTCTGATTTTGCTTTTGGAAACGATCCGTTTACCATTGATTTTTGGTTTAATCCATCAACTCTTCCCTCATCAGAGGCAACACTATATTGGCAGTCTTGGAATAATTATTCTTCTTCTCTATCAATAATATTATACAATTATTCAGGATCATACTCAATAGTTGTAAACATGAAGTATTCTGGTGGTTCTATTGATGCCGGTTCTTCTGATTTTCAATCATTAACAACTGGTTCATGGCATCATGTTGCCGTGGCCTATAAAGATGCTAACCTTTATGTCGGAGTTGATGGTGTTGTAACAAAAAACTCATGGACGATACCAAATAATGTCACAAGTTCAAATGTTACTATCCAACCTTATTCTATTGTAGTATATATCGATTCACTTCGAGTAGTAAAAGGAATAGCTGTTTGGACAAAAAACTTTGATGTTCCTACTAAACGATATTCTGATGTTCTACAAGGACAATATGATTATAAGGACTTTTCGTCTAAGACGGCTTTTTGTATAGATTCAGATTATAACCAAAATAAAGTTACGTTTTCCCAAATTCCTCTTTTAATGCATTTTGATGGAAATACGAAAAATGAGATTACTGGATTAAGTTTTCCTTTTAATGCATATCCTTCTTATCCAAATGCACAGGATTGGGTTTTTGGTAAAACTTTGTACGTCGCTTCTTATTGTAAATTAATTCTTTCAAATATTGATTGTGGCTTTGGAACTTCAGATTTTTCAATTGATTTTTTCTTGGAAGTTGGCTGTTCTACTACCGATCCTATTTTTGAACAGACAGATATATCCGGAGATTATTATCGATTTTATGCCACAAACACTAATCCAACTTATACTCTTATTTTTGAAGTTTCAATTGGTGGTGTTGTAAAACGCTGTTCTTTTGTTGTTAATAGTCTATATTCTCCTTCACGACGACATTATGCTGTAGCCAGATATAACAACATCACTTGTCTATTTCTCAATGGTGATATAATGGCTACGATGATGGATACTTATTCTATACCATCTTTTTCCAATCCTTTAACTTTTTATCCAAGTTCTTATATTGATGAGTTACGAATTGTTAAGGGTGCTTCTGCATATAAAAATTCCCCATTTTTTGTTACTTCTTCTCCATATCATTATGAACGTGAACCTATCATAATCAACTTTCCAATTGATTATTTTCTATCGACTTCCAATTTAGATAGAATAGAGTTTTACCTGCAAGTTTTTCAACTTGCCGATTTTGTTTCGAATGAAAGCTGGGCCTTATATTTTAAGAATTTGGGGAAACCAGCAAATTTGTACAATACAATTTTGTTTTTAGATGGGGAAGGAACTACAGGAAACAATCCAGAAGACAAATCAATTTGGAAATTTCCTCTTCTGTATAATTCTCCTGTATCTAAAATATCAGATACAATGTCTAAATTTGGTTCAAAATCTATTTATGTAAAATGGAATGATGAATTTTTTCGAACACAAGCAGGTCTTCTTAGAAAATATTTAAATCTTTTTGACTTCCACCGAAATGATTTCACCATAGATTTTTGGCATTATTATGTTTTTCAAGAAGAAGACACATATCAAGATGAATCCTATCTCGTTCGTTTTATGGATGATGCTGATTACTCCTATTTCGAAGTTACTCCAGGAAGGATAGGTCAATCCTATCCAGTAAAGTACCCAGGTAATTGTTTGAGGATTTTTTTTCGAGACCCGTCAAATTCTCAAAAAACAACGACTTTTCAGACAATAGAACAGACCTACAACAACTTTATTTTGAACAATTGGGTTCATTTTGCTATTACACGACACAACGATGTATTTAGAATTTTTATTAATGGTGAAAAGGTCCTTGAACAATATTTTGTGTATGATTTTCCAACACCAACTGTAAGCTGCTTTTTCACATTTTTTCATCGAATGTTTGGATACATTGATAATTATCGAGTGATCAATGGAATTTCTTTGTGGGAAGAAGAATTTGATCCAAATTATATTTTTTATGATAATATTTCTTTGCTTGGACAAGCGATATTTTCTTCACAATCAGATTTTGATCTTATTTGTAATATTTTGAAATATGAGATCGGTGTTCTTGGAACATATTCTGAGTTCGATATTAAATGGGCTAATTGTTTTAATATAAACGATTTTGACTCTTTTGTTTCGTTTATATTTAGATCAAAATATTTAAAACAGTGGTTTTTGATCAATGGATTTAAGCTTGAAAATTTTGTTTTATTGAAAAATGTTTTACAAGAATTGGTAAAATCAACAGATGTATTTGATATAAAGACATCCATTCAATTTTACCAGAAAACAAAATCTAATTTTGTACTCAGCAATTCATATATCCAATCTATTTCTGATGAGTTTACTTTCAATAACAAATTTACCGAGAAAACGAAATCTGACTTTACATACTTAAATTCGGTTGGGCATGGGGTTATTTCTGGTGAATTTTTAGTAAAGAACAGCATTGGTCCATTACAACAAACCTTTGTTGATTCGTTTGTTTTTGATGATACATATCTTGGAGTATAATTATGTCAAAGAAAATAAATATTTTATATAACAATAGATCGATTTTGAAATATTTCGAGAATGCTAAAATCTCGATGTCGGAATCGAATTATTGTTGGACATTAGATTTATCCCTTAATTCTTTGGAAATATGGGATTTGTTTAATCCATTGGATAAAAAAGGTGAATTGTGTATCAAAGTTTTGCTTGATGATTCAACCTATGAATTTATGTGTGAAGAACGCGCTGCTCCTATAGAAACAAACGGCACTGTATTTTCAGTTTGGGGAAGATCGAAACAAGCTCTGTTGGATAAGCCATATTCTTCGGTTATTACAGACACAGAAGAAACTAATCATATTTGGCAAGAGCAAACATGCTCTGTTACTCAAATCATAAATTATATTAAATCGAATTT